TTCTTCATCTCACTATCTGTAAGCAGTGGTGGCATCTTGAACTCCTTCTGGGCCAGTTTGAGCTTTTCATCAGCCCTTGCACGGCATCTTATGGATGCTCTGCAGAAAGTACACCACGGGCCAGGGATATATTCTCCTTCACCTTCATAGGCTTTTGCCGCCTTAGGTTTTAGTTCTTCTTCTGCCCAGGCTTTAAGTTCTTCTACCGGAATAGTCCAGGTGCTGACGTTTTCTCTTCGTGGCTGAAATATAGTCATTGATACTTCTTTAATGTCGTAGAGACTGTCATAGATTGCAAGAGCCCCTAATGCATAGAGTTTCATCTGCGGATTGTTTTCTGCGTCCACAAGGACTCCAATTCCGTATTTGAAATCCACTATATGAAGCCTGTCATCTGAAATGATCACACAATCTCCTGTCCCAAATCCATCAGGCACATAACAGGAGAAATCAAGACGTTGTTCAATAAGAACGATAGGATCAGTACAGGACTTTCTTGCAAGTTCTACCTGCTCCATGATGAAGGCAACATAATCATCCGTGCATTCTTCCATCTCATCTGAATCATACTCTGACACGGGCCTCTTACTTCTGATGTGGAGTGCCTTTTTCAATTTGTGTTCTGAGAGTTCATGTGCTGCAGTACCCGCTTTTTCCGCCTCTCCACTTGTGTTTTCAAACTCAAGTTCAAGCCTTGCTGATGGCAAGCAGTGAAGCCATCTGTGGGATGAAGATGCAGATAGTATTGCGTGATTACCCATTACCAAGAACCTCCGCATCTTTCAAGATGTCAGCATAGTGTGCCTTGTCAACAGCACTAAGCTTATCAGCACCATACTTTTCGATAATAGCTCTGACTTCGGCAGTAAAACCAAGCTGGCTTTTTTCAGCAAGGACTATACGCACTTTTTCAAGTGGGATCTCCGGCTCTTTTGCTGGTTCTGTCTTTGTGGCAGGCACTTCTTTTGGCGCAGCATCGCCTTCGGCCATTGCATTGCAAACCACTTCTATGCTGTCTGCAAGGCTTCGCATGTCGCTTACCACATCAAGCAGTAACTTTATTTTGCTCAAGTTCATTTCCTCCTTTCCTAGTCTCACAGATAGCAAGTTCCTCGACACTGTCCCCTGGAATCAGAATTGTTACACGCTGTTTATCTCCAAGGAGGAAACGTAGAATGCGCTCCCTAATGGTGACATTACGGCAAGTAACGATTCCGCCTGTCTGTGGCATTTTTGAAACACTGATCTTCAAGTTGTGTTTCATAATCCTTCACCTCTTTCTGAAGGGTCATTATTTACTCCCCTCTATCTGGTAGCCATGGGAGGGATGGAAATCTGACGGTTTTGTAAAATAGCAAAAAAAATAATGCCCTCAGAAGTTTTGAAACCTCCAAGGGCATGGTGCTTACTTATTCGAATTTAATAAAGGCATCCGTAAAACCTGCAGTTTTTACCCTAGCTAGCATTGCTTCAGCATTGGACTTAACGCTGTAGGCACCAACCTGAACCCTATACAGCTTCTTAGTCGGTGGTGTTGAAGCTACAGGAATCGTCAGTAGCTTTTTAACATCAGACCTGAAAGTATCCATACTCTTGCCATGCCTAGAAAACCAGTGCCGTGGGTCTCCATGATTGCTGGCGATTTTCTTTTGATAGCCTTCATAGTGGCCAATGATGTCCTTCTCCGTCAGGTCATAGAGGTTACAAAGATGTGCGCAAAGCTCTGTGGCTTCTTTGTAGATCGCGTTGAAGTATGAAGCATCGGACAGGTTGTCTTCGCAGATCTCAAATCCGATATGACTATTGTTGGCGTAACCACCTGCATGCCAGCCTCTATGGTCCCAGGGTAGTGTCTGATAAGTTGCGATGGTGCCATTTTTTAGCTTTCCAATAAAGGCATGGACACAGACTTGTCTGCCGCTGGGTCTATGCTGGTTCCAATGATTGTTGTACTGGTTTTCTCCCAGGATGCCATCATCTGGTCCAACGTATCTGCGAAGATAGGAGTTATTGGCTCCAGTGCTGTGGACCATAATGCCTCTAGGTTTAATTTTCCTACCTACTTTATAGCATTCGTTTTCTGTAAGAATAAGTTTTTTAAGGTTCATTGTTTTTCCCTCCTGCATTTTGTTACAATCTATAGGCAAGTAAAAACGCCATAGGTTTTGACCTATGACGCTTCTACTAAAATAAGAATTCTTGTTCCATTATTTCGTCTTCATTTAAATCTCTTGTCTCATTTTCTTTCCCGCAAATCGGGCATGTGCCATAATAATCTCTAAATGTTAAACTCCCTTCCAAGTGCATTAAATACTTCACTAATATTAACGTCGCACCACAATGGCATTTAATTTTGGTCACTTTCATCCCCTCCAAAAGCATTATGCGAAGGGGATGACATTTTATACAGCTAATCCAGCTTTCCTTCATCAAAAATCTGATCGCTGTTTTCATGCCAAAAGAAGTCTAGAGTTTCTTGGCAGCTTGGACACTCCTCTTGATAGTTCCTGATCACCATTTTGTCACTGAGGAGTAAATTGTAGTGGATGACACATTGTGGCTCGTTGCAGTAGCTGCAGTTAATAAATACCATTTGAACACCTCCATAACTTACATATGCAAAGAATGCTCAAATGGCAAAATCATTTATTACTTTGTTCCGTCTTTATCTCCGCCGTCTTTGAGCTGTTCAAGAATCTCTTTGAGTTTCTCTGGTACAGGAAGTCCGATTCTTGTTGAGTTTTCTATGATGCTGATTCCTTCATTGGATAGATAAAAGAAGATAACAGCAGTTCTAATGGCACCACCATCTCCGATAATGTTCTGGTCAATAATGTGGGCAATGCCTACCAGAGAGAAGATCACTACTTTCTTGAAAATGCCCCGAGCACCTACATCACTTGAAAGATGCTTTTCTAAAATGGCGCACATCACTCCAAGAATATAGTCAATCACCACAAAGGCGATCAGGGCATATAAAAATCCATCGTAACCTCCTAGAAACCAGCCAAGCCAACCACCAATGGCTGCAAAAGCCATTTGAATAAAAGTCCAAATATCTCTCATGTAATTTCCTCACTTTCATTTTTGTGCATAAAAAAATGCCCTATTTATAAGGCATCAGTTCTTATTCATAAACCCTGCTACTGCTAGTTTTATCTTTTGTTATCTTTCCGATGTAGTCACTAAGTCTTCCTTTTCCAATTCTTCCTCCGCTGTCCACTGTAAAATCAGTGTAGAATCCGTCCTTCCCAAACCTGTGAGTTATTTCAGTTATGAGTCCAAGGTTAGAAGAACCTTTATCACTAACGATTACTGCTTCGTCTCCAAGTATAAGTTGTGGTCTGAATGGCCCAGTGAAACTCTCGATCTTACCAACATACTGAAGGCTTAGAGCTATCTGGTTTGCATAGCTTTCTGCATCGGTTAGTGAGGTTCCTTCAGGCACATTTACATACAGAGTTTTATTAGCCTGTAAATTCCAACCGGTATAGGTTTCAACATCCCTGTAGACTTTAAGTGAGAAGTCTTGGTTGTGGACGCATACTCGTCTATAGGCTTCTTGATCATCCCGTACAATGCTTCTTGTAAAAATGTCTTTACCCCTGTAAAAGGTGTAGGTGGTATTTCTTGTAAAGCCAGCATAGTTTGATGAACCTATTACTACCGTTCCATCTACAAGTTCTTTTACTTGCCAACCATCCAGAGCCTTTAGAATCTCCATGATCCCTTCAAGACAGCTCATGTTCGCATCAAATTGATAGCCTGCATAAGTGCTGGTGTTTTCTACAAGCATCTCATCTGAGCTTATGTTCGCCCTAAACAGTATATCTTTTAAAATCTCGTGGAGCACCATGTAGGGGTATGAGTTGTCCTCATCAAAGCTTTGATCCCCTAGGGCTTTACCTATTATGTTTCTACCATCCACACTGACAGCTTCAGATAGAAGAGAAAAATTGCTCCTGTCCACATAGAAAACTCCCATCGGGTAAGGTTCACTATCTCCCATAACTAGTTCAAACTCCACCTTGCTTCCTGGTGAAAGAAGGCTTGATTCTTCTGAAATGGCCACATTACCTTCATACTCAGGATTTTCATTCATAGGATTATCAAGACCTAAGGTAAAAGAAGCAATAGGGGTATCCATGGAATGCTTAATGGAACCGCTGTTAAGGTATCTTTCCATTTCAAAAGCAAACTCATAGATTAATAGCTTATGGGTATCAGAGGTTCTATAGCTTCCCGCGACACCAAATCCCTGAAGGATTTGAAGTTCCAGCTGCTTGATTGTAACATCAGGACTGATCTTTATAGGAGAGAGCCAGGTGGGAGAGCTATACTCTCCGTTTAATTTCTCAGAAGGTTTTCCATACAATTCTTCCCCTGTCAGATAAAAAAGCTGTCCTTCTGTCTTTGGAAACTGAAGAAAGTCAGGGTATTTTCCCTGACCTATGATTCCGGTCGTAGAAAACACAAGATCCAATTAAACCCCCTCCCCAAGTACTAAAACAGCCTCGGCATTAAGAAGATAATTGGTACCCTTAGGTATCTCGTTGATATGGTGCCTTTTAATGAGCACGATATCTCCTTCTTGAAGAACAGTTGTGTTGAACTTCATAATTGGAAGCAGGTAGCTTTGCCAATCGAAGAACTCCATACTCCCATAGCCCTCTGTAATATAACAATTAATTCTCAAATACTTCTGAGTGGTGTTGATATGGATATATCTATAGGTAGTTTCATTGGAACTGTATCCCAATCCGTTAACGTAATTGACCCATGCATCTTCAGAGTTATCCTTTGTGGCAAAATCATAGTAGCTTCTGGCATAACCTTGCCTTGTCCTAAAGCTGATAACAAAATTAAAGCCTTCCTCTGAATAAAGCTCAACCATCCCGCATTGTCTCGTACTACTAATTGTTCCAGTGTGGAAGTAGTGATTAT